CTTCTTCCTTACGTCCTCCGGGCCCTTACAGGCCACCTCTACGTCCCTAAATACAAAGGGGTGTTGAGTGAGGAAGAAATTTTGAAGATCGCAAAGCCACAGCGCCGTGGTCAGTTGATGGGCTCAGTCATGAGCTTCCCCATCCTGTGTATCGCCAATGCGGCAATTTGCAGGTGGGCCACCGAACTTGACCATGATCGTAAGTTCAATCTCAACGATTGTCCTCTACTGATCAACGGCGATGACGGACTGTTGAAAGTGACTGCTAATGGTAAGTATTTCTGGGAGAAGATCTCCTCCTTCTGTGGCCTTGAGCCATCAGTCGGAAAGGTCTACTTCTCCAAGACTATCCTTAACATTAACTCCACGACTTTTCTCTATCGTCCCGAAGGTTTTTCCGATGTGGAAGCTACCGAAGGGGGGCGAACTTTCGTTTACCGACGTATGTTCGAGCACATCAAATATGTGAATCTCGGACTCATGTACGGTCTGGGTCGTTCCATTGACCCAGAGAAAGAACAAGAAGAGAAGGACCGTCTGAGAGCACATGGTACTGACACCTCTATTGGTGCCAGAGCCCGTGAGCTCATCAAAGACTGTCCGGTCGGGTACGAGGAGATTGTGATGCAAAAGTATATCTTGAACAATCATTCCATCCTCGTAAAGTCACGACTCCCGTGGTTTGTCCCAGAACATATGGGTGGTCTCGGTCTGCCGGAGGTCGGTCGTTACTGTTGTGACGACAGACATCGCAGGTTACTGAGAATAGTCGCTGACTCAGGGAAGTTCCCCGAGCAACGACCTCTGACTCCTTCATGGATGACTTGGAAAGTCGCCAACAAAGTGTTGAGCCAGATGCCACTCTTTCGTTCTGCTGATTTCACCCAACACAGACTTGAGTCTTGCGCGTACCATGGATATGAATCCAATGGGCCCTCTTGTGCTTTGAGCACTGAGGACCTGGTCGGCAAGATCTGCGTTGATTTACTCTTCACTGAGCCAATCTGCCTTCTTTTTAAGGAAGCCAAGATGACCAAAGATGAAGAGGTGAAACAGTTCAACAAGGAAAAGCTGAATACCGATCGCTACCTGAAAAAGATTCAGGAGTTCTGGGCTAGGCTTTACCGTTCAACGGTCTATCCGGAGCCTCTCGCCGATCTGGCGGAGTGCCCCAAGAAATGGTCCTTGTTGAAAGACACACCACTTTACCAACTCACCTCGGTGGTGGACAATCTGAGACGCGAAGTTACAGCTCACGGAGTGAGCGGCCAGCCTTTATCGACTGGTGCAACGACTAACGCACAGATTCCACCTCGAGGTGGCCAGCAAACGGTCTTTAGATCTTTCAGATTTGACTCCATTTGAGTCTGAAACCTTCTGATCGTCTCCGAAAGGGGTTATGCAGGAT